TATATAAATAAAAATTTATTCTTTATTTAATAAAGCAATTATTTCATTTCCTTCTATTGCTAAGAATAATCTTATAATTTCATTATATGTTTCTTTTGATATTTTTTCCATTAAATATAATTTAGCTTTTGTAAATTTATAATCAAATTCTCCTGTTATATAATATGATATTTCAATACTATTTATAGGTTTTAATAAAAATTTTTTTGTATAAATTTCGTTTAATACAAAGCATTTATCTATTTCATCATCGTTTTTTCCATAAGCTTTATATTTCAATATTAAACAAGTTTTAAATGATATAAAATTAAATTTCTTAAAACAATATCCCATCAATAATCAAATTTTTTATTTAATTATTATAAAAAAAACATCATTTTTTTATTTTTTGAAAAAATTCGTTAAATATGATAGTCATTTACTATCTTCCTTAACCTCTTCCTTAACTTCTTCCTTAACTTCTTCCTTAACTTCTTCCTTAACCTCTTCCTTAACTTCTTCCTTAACCTCTTCCTTAATTTCATTTTCTAATTTACGAGCAGACCAAGCATCAACTTCTTGAAGATCTGATGCTAAATCATTATTTTTTTTTGATGAATTAATAATATCAGTTCGTCTTTTATCAAAAATTTCATCTCTACTATCCATATTTTTCTTATATTCTTTCATAAGGGTATTAAGTTGAGTTTCACTATATTCCTGATTTTCTAAATCACTTGGATTTGGAGAAAATGGACACCAACAACCCATTTGACCAATATAAATATCAAATTTATTATCAATCTTTTTAAGAAATTCACATCTATTTTTTGCTTCATCAATAGTATCAAAAACACCTCTAACCTTAATACCTCTAATACTTGTAGTGAAATTATTTTCACGATGGAAATCAGATTCAATTTCAGTAGATTTAGTTGATTTAAAGAATTTATATTGTTCATTCATTTCATCGGTATTAAAAATATATGAATGATTATCACGAATACCATTTAACATATCTTTATCATCGGGATATTTATTAACAAGATTAGCAAAAAGAATACTCATATCTTTCGTAAAATTATCCATAAATCTTGAAAAATAATATGCTTCCTTATTTTTAAGGACTTCTTCTGGACTTAGAAAAGAGAGAAGACAATAATTTTGATTGCGAATAGGTTTATCCTCATCAAGAAAATCAACTTCTTTTGTAGATACAAGTGTTTCTTCTGACATTTTCTATTTTAATTAAATAATAAAAATCTTATATCTATTTTTTATTTTCTTTTTATTAATTAATAAGAACGATGGCGGAACCTTCATATACTTTTGATGTCTGGGCGGCAATTATATTATTATTAAAATATCTTATAGAGGCGACAGCGGTTGCTATTATAGCATATGTATTACCTAAAAATAAATTATCAGGAAGCGAAGTTGCCGTTATTGCTTTAACTGCGGCGGCAGTATTTTCAGTATTTGATTTAATATCTCCTTCAATATCAGCGGGTGCACGTCAAGGTGTGGGACTTGGTGCTGGTTTCCGAATAGTAGGTTTCCCAGTCTAATTATAATGAAGGTATAATTTTATAATTAAGTTCTTCACATATTTTTTTCCAAATTTGGTCTTGGGCATAAAGTTTTTCACGACTTTTAAGAAGTTGAAAGAATTTTAAATATTCATTTAATTCTAAAATTTGAAAGAATTTATATAATACATAACTATAAGAAAGGAAATTCTTTCGTTCTTTTGGACAATGTTTTAAAAAAGGTGCTTGAATATCTCTAAACATATTACATAATTTATCTTCTAATTCTGATATTCTTCGTATCATTTATTTTTTCCTTTTTAATTTCATTTAAAATTTTTTCAAAAACTTCATTAGGAATATCCGTACTTTCTTTTCCTTGAACTTGATTACACCATTCCCTAAAATGATTAATTCTTTTATAACTAAAATGTGATGTATCCTTAGTGCTTTGTTTTAAAATAGGTCTATTTTGTTCTATTAATAAAGGTTCTTGAAATCCACATGCTTCACAAATCATAATAGCATCTTGTTGAATACAACATAAGGGATTTGAACAATTTCTACATATATCTTTTGTTTCATTATCATCAATTTTTTTAATATGATTATTATTCGTAATAGTTAAATATTCATCTACTAATGAACTTTTTTCAATAATTTTATCATCATCTTCTTCGGTATTAGTTGAAGAAGGATTAAATAATTCAATAATAGATTTATTTTTATATTTATAAGTTTTAATATTAGATTGTTTTTCAATCATATCATAATAATTAAATAAAATATAACTAGTTTTTTCATAATATTCAATCTCATTATTATTATTGGAATTTTTAATTTGTTCCTTAATTTTTATAATATCCTCCTTAATTTTAATATTACTTGTCCATAAATCATTATAATAATTATCAAATTCACATATTTCATTAGATTTATTATATTGAATTATTTGTTTATTAATATTATTAGAAAGTTCTTCTAATTCTTTTATCCGCTTTAAATTTAATTTATCCTCTTCAATTTTTATAGAATATTCTGTCATTACTTTATTGTGCATCGCATCCAAAGTGGTCTTCTTCAACTTGTCGCTTATGGAGCTCAAGATGTTTATTTAACTGGTAATCCACAAATTACTTTCTTCAAAGTTGTCTATAAACGTCATACTAATTTCGCTATGGAAGCAATTCAACAAACTTTTTCTGGTGCTGTTGGTTTCGGTAATACTATCTATTGTCAAATTTCCCGTAATGGTGATTTAATACATCGCGCCTATCTTCAAGTTCAACTTCCAGCAATTACTAATGCTAATGATAAATATGTTAATTATATTGGTCTCCGTTTATTAAAATCTGTTTCTATTGAAATCGGTGGTCAGCAAATAGATAAACATTATGCTGATTGGTTATATATTTGGAATGAACTCTCTCTTCCTGTTGGAAAACGTTCAGCATGGGAATTCATGGTTGGTGCTGATAGTGATATAACAAAAGCAGGAGCGATGTTATATATCCCTCTTGAATTCTGGTTTTGTAGAAATATCGGTCTTGCTCTTCCCTTAATCGCTCTCCAATATCACGAAGTTAAAGTTAAGATTGAATTTGAAAATGTTAATAATTGTATGTATAAATTAACTGGAAATAATACTGGTGCTCCTGATACTGCTGTTACTCTTTCAAATGTAAATTTATGGGTTGATTATATCTTTTTAGATACTGATGAACGACGTAAATTTGCTCAATTAACTCATGAATATCTTATTGAACAACTTCAATTCACAGGAGGTGAAGCAATTTCCGCCAATACTCCTACACGCGTTAAATTAAATTTCAATCATCCTTGTAAAGAATTAGTATGGGTTGGAAAATATTCAACTAATACTAATGTGAATATGTGGTATAATTATACTATGAAGGCGGATAATTCTTTTGGTAATGGTAGTTATGTTTATGGTAGTTCTACAGCACAAGCATTTGATAATCAAACACATGAATTTTCTTCTCCGGTAGATAATACAACCAATTATTTAGAAAATATTGTTTATAATGTTGAACCTGGGTTTTATAATGGTGCTGTTAATCCATTCTCTAAATGTCTTCTTCAATTAAATGGAAATGATCGTTTTGCTGAACGCGATGGAACTTATTTCAATTATGTTCAACCTTATCAACATCATACCAATATTCCTGCGAATTGCGGTATTAATGTTTATTCATTTGCTCTAAAACCAGAAGATCATCAACCATCAGGAACTCTTAATATGTCTCGTATTGATACTGCTGTTTTATAGTATAAAGAATATAGCATAAATGGGTGGTGGTCTTCTTCAACTTGTCGCTTATGGAGCTCAAGATGTTTATTTAACTGGTAATCCACAAATTACTTTCTTCAAGTCTGTGTATAAACGCCATACTAATTTCTCAATAGAGGCAATAGAACAAACTTTCAATGGAACTCCTGATTTTAATTCTCGTGTTACTTGTCAAATCTCTCGTAATGGCGATTTAATTAATCGTGTTTATTTACAATTAAGATTAACTGGAACTTCTAATTATTGTAAATATTTTGGATTACGTCTTCTTAATTATGTAGAACTTGAAATTGGTGGTCAGCGAATTGATCGTCATTATGCCCATTGGCTTTACATATGGAATGAATTAACCCTTCCTGTAAGCAAACGAGATGGATGGAATAATATGGTCGGTGCTTATGGTGGAACCGTAGGAACTTCTATTAATTCTACTTTATATGTTCCTCTTGAATTCTGGTTCTGCCGAAATATTGGTCTTGCTCTTCCTTTAATCGCTCTTCAATATCATGAAGTTAAGATTAATATCAATTTTGAGAGCGAATCAAAATGTAAAGCTGTTTTAGCAGCAACTGAAAAACCATCTTTCACTGCTTCATTATGGGTTGATTATATCTTTTTAGATACTGATGAACGACGAAAATTCGCTCAACTAACTCACGAATATCTCATAGAACAACTTCAATTCACAGGCGAAGAAAGTGTTTCTTCAACCAGTCCCAAAGTTAAACTCAATTTTAATCATCCCTGTAAAGAATTAGTATGGTTCTTAGCAAATAGTGATAATAACACTCTTAATAATCACAATTGGTTTAATTATACAACTAATATAGGAGGTGTTAGTGCGAGTGATAATTCTACATCTGCTTTAAAAACTAAATTAAGTTATAACGGATTAACTGGAAATAATGCTGAACTTGTTTATCCATCAAATCCTGTATCATCTGCTAAATTACTATTAAATGGTAATGATCGTTTTGCTACTCGTGATGGTATGTATTTTAATGTCATTCAACCTTATCAACATCACGAAAATATTCCTACTAATGCGGGTATTAATGTCTATTCATTTGCTTTAAAACCAGAAGAACATCAACCATCAGGAACTCTTAATATGTCTCGTATTGATACTGCTATCCTTCAATTAGGAGTTTTTAATAATACTCCTATTATAGTATAAAGAATATAGCATAAATGGGTGGTGGTCTTCTTCAACTTGTCGCTTATGGAGCTCAAGATGTTTATTTAACTGGTAATCCACAAATTACTTTCTTCAAGGTAACTTATAAACGCCATAGTAATTTCGCTATTGAAGCAATTGAACAAACTTTCAACGGTAATCCTACATTTGGTTCTCGTGTTACTTGTCAAATAACTCGTAATGGTGATTTAATTAATCGTGTTTATCTTCGAGCAAAATTCGCAAATGATAATGATGAATTACTTGATAATGATGCCGCGTTAGCAACAAAAGCAAATAATGGTGTAGCATTAGTTCCTTATTTTGGACTAAAACTATTAAAAACAATTGAACTTGAAATTGGTGGTCAGCGTATTGATAAGCATTATGCCGAATGGTTATATATTTGGAATGAACTTTCTCTTCCTGCTGGAAAACGCGATGGTTATTATCTTATGGTTGGTGGTGATAGATATAATCATTCTATCTATCTTGGTGCTAAACAATCTTATTATGTAAATGTTCCTATTGAATTCTGGTTCTGTAGAAATGTTGGTCTCGCTCTTCCTTTAATCGCCCTTCAATATCACGAAGTTAAAATTAATATTGAATTTGAAGAACGAGCAAATTTAGTTGATAATTCTTCTAATTATTCTAATCGTGCTTTTAATATGTTAAATAAAACTGGTGCTGTTATTACTGCTTCAAGTCTTACTAATGCTTCATTAAATGGTGATACTTCTAAATTATCATTAAGTGATGTTTCTCTATGGGTTGATTATATCTTCCTTGATACTGATGAACGCCGACGATTTGCCCAATTAACTCATGAATATCTTATTGAACAACTTCAATTCACTGGTAGTGATACTATTAACGCTGGTTCTAATTCTATGAAATCAATTCGTATGAATTTCAATCATCCTTGTAAAGAATTAGTTTGGTATATTAAACCAAATAGAGCATCTACTAATACCACTAAAAACCTTTATTGGACTAATTTTAGTGATCGTGATGCTGATAATGAAACTTTCGTTGGTAGTAATCCTACCACTACTGCTAAAATCCAATTAAATGGAAATGATCGTTTTGCTGAACGTGATGGAACTTATTTCTCTCTTGTTCAACCCTATCAACATCACGAAAATACTCCTGACGTTTTCCATAAAGGTATTAATGTTTATTCTTTTGCTATTAAACCAGAAGAACAACAACCTTCTGGAACTCTTAATATGTCTCGTATAGATACCGCTATATTATCCCTCTCCTCTTCTGTTTCTGGTAATATTTATATTTATACTACTAATTATAATGTTCTCCGTATCCTTTCAGGTATGGGTGGTCTCGCTTATTCTAATTAAATCCATAACATCCAATACTATTTATATTATTATTAATATCTTCTTTCTTTTTATGAGTAGTTTTATTTATTCTTAATAATTCTATTTCTCGTTTTGATGATAATTGATGAAGTCTTAAATCGTGATTAACTTTAATATTATTAAATTTGATTATATCAGTATTTCTAATATTATCAAAAATATTTATACTTTTGATTTCCTTATTATAATCTTCAATCGTATCTTGAATTTTCTTAAAAATCTCATAATTTAATTCGTTGTTAATCATATAATAATGAATTAAATCCCTCTCCTTATCATATAAATTCTTATAATTAAATAATGTATCATGTATTACTTTTAATTTATCCATATTCTCCTTATAATTCTTAAATCTTGCTATTGAACTTAATATTGTTAATATTGTGCTTAATGATAATGAAACACAATTAATTATTAATGATATAGTATCTTGTGATATATATCTACTAATTTCTGATCCTTTATATTGTGTATCATAATTAACTAATGTTAATCTTATCGCTTCAATAAATGTTATTATTGTTGATATTATTAATAATGATAATGATATTGAATTATATCTATAATAAATAATATCATATTTACAAGAAATTATATATAAATTATTTGAAATCTTCTTCTTATTATCCTTTATTAATTCAAGAATTTTCTTTGCTTTATCTTCAAATGTTTCATTTGTATTTTTACTAACTTGAATATTTACTAAATCTGCCGTTATTTGGTCTCCTACATTTAAATTATTATTATTAGGAATATCTATAAAAATATCTTCCTTCACCGCTTCTATTTTTGGACTTTCGTCATTTGGACTATTAATCATTTCCTTCTTATTATTATCATTATCTTTAATTTTATTAGGAATATTATTTGATTTATAAAATAATGAAAATATACTACATTTATTTTTATTAGTATTATCATGAATATCAATAATAACATCATCTTTTTTTGAATTATTATTATTTATAATTGGAATTATAGGAATATCTACATTTACATTAGGAATTATTGGAATATTAATATTTGAATTATTATTTACATTAGGAATTATTGGAATATCAACATTTGAATTATTATTATTTATAATTGGAATTATAGGAATATCAATATTTGAATTAGGAATTATAGGAATATCAACATTTGAATTAGTTTCTACATTAGGAATTATTGGAATATCAACATTTGAATTAGTTTCTACATTTGGAATTATTGGAATATCAACATTTGAATTAGTTTCTACA